GAAGATCCTAAGCCGAGTTGATAGAAAATGTTTATAGCCGGTTCAATGGCTATAGCACGATCAGTCAAAGCGGTTTTAGGAACGGTCGCGAAACGATTTCCGCGAACTTGACAGACCCCTCGACCGAGCTCTTGGTTCACTCGACCCCACTTCGTTTGGAGGTAGGGAAGAATATACCAATGAGCCCGGTCAGTTAGAGTGGGTTTCGAACTCATTTTATCAGGAACCGTGGTCAATCGGCCCCTGTCTGAGTAAGTAGCACCAGGCCCGAAACGACCGATTACCGAATCGAGATTCGGTGGTCGGGGGCCAATCCAGGAAAGAATCTTTCTCCTAACATTCGAAAAAAACTCGAATATCGCCGCTTCATCATCTCCATAAGAGAGAGGAAATGAGAAACGGGAGAGACGTTCATTGGATTTGTAGCAAGAACGCTCCGCCGACCACCACTTATCTAAGGCGGTGGCCTTCGGATTAACTCCAGCAACCCGGATGTCGCGCCTCTTCTTGAAGAGAGCAACAGCTTGGCTGTCCCTGAAGTAACGTTCCGGATCTACATAGTGTCTTGGATCTATCGAATAAGACAAGATCCCCTCCAAATCATTATGTCTAAGGCGAATAGCCAAAGACAAAGAGATAGGAGTACTCAGATCCTCAAGAATCTTGAGGATAGATCGTGTTGAAGTAGACAACGATGTCATCGAATGCCCTTAACGAATCGACTTAAGTCGGAGCGTAGCCAGCTGCGAACGCGCTCTTAACGAGCGCGGAAGCAAGCAGGTTGGGGATCTGAGCCGCGGCTTCAGCAAGCTGAGTCGCGGGGATACCCTGGGGCATGGTGATGATACCGGTCGCAACGACCCGATCACGGGCACTGTACAAGCCAGTGTCATTGGACAGAACAGCGTACGGAAAGACGGCCTCATAGGCGATCTGACGTGCACTCTTCGGGCCATTCCACTTGCTTGTCAGCTTGACCGTGGAACGCAAACCGACAGGAAGCGCGGCAGTATTACCGGTATCCTGACGCCAAACTGCGGGGGAGGCATCGCCTCCCGCCGCAGATACGGCATCAAAAACGATATCGGTGGTGGTGTCGGCTTTCTTGACGGTGATACTTGCCATCGTGGGCATAGGGACTCCTGAGGAGTAAAGGGAACAATTTCCCAATCAATCTCGCATTTGCTGCAGCAGTAATGAAACAGCTGTAAGCGCACGAGAGATAGACGGGGGCTGGATTTTTAGAACCTCAAGCGCGACACCACTTAGTGATGTGGTTCGGTAGCTATAAGAGATGTCTCGAGTGCTGGACGAATACCAAGAAGGATTATGATCAATGGAATGAACATAACTAAACTTGGCACCGTAAGTACAAAAGACACCCGTGAGGTTCAAGCCGGCAAAATCCGTGATTGAGGAAAGAACATCTCCAACATTCACGAACCAGTCCACTACAAAAGAGAACGGAACGAGCTCCCAAGCAACAGCAGCGGGGTTGTTAAGACCCATCTGCTCAAGCGTGAAAGCCGGCTCGTCATAGTCAAGCTCGAGTCGAGCGCCTTGCTGAGCGAACACGTATCCGGAAGTCGAGATTCTCTCGGCCCCGTCAACGTGAACGTTAGTAAAACGCTGGCGAGAATGCTTCTTTATGTAGGCGTAGTTTTTCACAGGGTGGAAAAGGATCTCAAGACCGGTATAAATATCGTTAATGAGAGGCCTCCAACCGAAGTGATACTGAAGCCAGTTACCACCCGCAGAACGGTGATTCAGACTAGAGACCCCGTTCGGGATTAAACCCAAACGAAGGATCCTAGCAGCATCACCGAAGCGGAGGCGACGGACCGCAGTGTAACTACGAGCGATTGTGGTAGAAGCGTTGACAATCATGTCGATTGCTTGTCTACGCTCAGCGAAGGTGACCCCCATCTGAATGCGATCATACATAGCTGATCTCAATTTCTCGTAAGAGTCATTGAGAACATGCGTGTAAGAAACACCGGAGAAGGGGACACCGGCCGCTGCATCAAGTGAAATACCAGGAGACGCCCCTGAGCGAACCCAGGAACGAACATGAAGTACTTCACTAACGTAAGGAAGAACCAAAGTATAAGGCTTCGCCTGGCGATAGCGGTTCCTACGCTCAAGATAACGAGAGTAGGAATAACCGTAATCATCAATTGAATGCAAGTTTACTGTGGATAACCCTAAGTTAACGACAGGTGCTACCATGGACGTTCGCTCCTTTCCGCAGAACCCAACCTAGACGTCGGAAGTAAAAGATGAGGGTCACTCAAAATGTCCTTCATAACATCCGAAAGGTATCGAGGAAAGTTTCCCATCTACGCAACCGGACAGGATCTGACGGCAAGAAGGATAACCGCACCAATCGCGCATAAAGCGAGGATGATGAGGAAAGTCAAATTGTCGTTCATAAAAAGTCCAGTTCTCTAGATGGTGAGTGCAGTCGGAAAGCCTTTTTAAGGTTGCCGACCGAGCGAGATTAGAGCACTAACCCCTTGCGGGGCTCTAATCAGAAAGTTCCTCCCCATCCACAAAATCGGGGTTGTCGTCAAAGAGACGCTTATAGAACTCAGACTCGAGGGCTTGGAGCCGCTGTATTTCGTCGGAATTGAGAAGACCCGGATGGGCTTCCGCAATAAACCGGACGAAGTAACA